ATTACCAGCGTTTCCACGTGCTGTTCCACCTGTGTTTGATTGGTCAGAACTACCTCCATTTGGGTTAGCTCCTCCGCCACCGCCACCGCCAGATCCACCTGTACGTCCTGCAGCGTTAGTACCTCCACCGCCACCTCCGCCTGAAGCAGTCACAGTTGTGTTTCCTGAGAAAACTGAATCATTGCCATCTCCACCCGCACCATCAGATCCGTTTCCATTTCCGCCTGTTCCGATGTTTACAGCATAGTTTGTTGCTGAGTTTAAATCATGAGAACCATCAATAACACCTGCAGCTCCTCCGCCACCACCTTCTGGTCCAGCGTCACCACCACCACCTCCGCCAGAGACTAATAAATATTCAAAAGTTTTATCAGTTCCTAAACTTTGGACACTAAATTGCCCACTGTTATTGAAAGTATGAATTTTGTAGTTTCCAGATGTTGTTACAGATCCACCAGTAGCAGTTGTAAATGTTAAATTACTTGATCCTCTAAACACACCCATTGAAATTTGTCCAGAAGTTGGAATAGGTCCTTCAGGAGCAGGAGCAGCATTGGGAACATTAGCTCCACCCTTATAATATTCTGAAATTGAAATAGGGTTACTACCTCCAAATTCAGTTTGGATTTCTGTCATTTTCAAATTAGTATTTGGTAATGCCATTACTTATTCTCCTTATTACTTAAAACTTCTATTTTATCATTTAAAACTTTTACTGCTTCAATCAATAAACAAGTAAGTCTATCGTATTTTACAGCTTTAATTCCATCATTTCTTTGAGCAACTGCTTCAGGTAGAACTTTTTCTACTTCTTGAGCTATCACTCCAACATCTTTTTTTCTAACAAAGTAACCGTCTTCTCCACCCCTTTGATTTATATATTCTTTTTTCCAATCAAATAAAACTCCGTTTAATTTTTTCAAAGATTCAAGTGGGTCTGGTATGTTTACTATATTTTCTTTCAGAGCAACGTCAGAAGAATAAAAAGCAGTTATGTCATTTGTAGCTCTTATTTCTCCTGTTGTTCCTGAAGCTGCAGTTCCAACTCCAAAAGAATCAAATTGAACATCGTTAGATGTCCCTAAAGATAAGGAGTCTCTTGCTGTAGAACCACTTTCTACGATAAAGTTTGAACCATTTCCAATGACAAAATTACCATCTGTAACAGCTAAGTCAGATAAATCCTGTAAATTTTGTGTATTGTTTATTACTTCAATAATATTTGTTCCATCAGAATAAAGTATTGCAATTGTTTTCTCTGCTGCTCCAAAAGTAAAACCTGTTCCAGAAACAGTTTTAAAATTAACTGTATGAGAACCTGATGTTGAATTTTGTATAATATAAGTTTTTTCAATTGAGTCTGGAATTGTAACAACAATATTTCCAGTTATAGTTCCAGATAATTTTATAGCAGCATTACGAGCATTAGATATTGTTCCATCTGTCATAGCTAAAGTTGTAGTACCTGTTCCACTTACAGTTACAGATTGATACCCGGCTACTGCTTGTTGTATTAAATTTAAATTTACATTAGTTTTATCGCCCCAAGTACCAGCGTTTTCCCCTGTTACCATTAACTCTAACCCTAAATCTGAATAACTTGATGCCATATTTGAATTATACCCTTTCTATGCAGCTAAATCAACTTCAGTCCAAACGTTGTTTACACCTGGGTCTATTTCAGCCCATGCTGTTATATTTGGACTTCCTGTGTTTGTTTGTAATTGTATTCCCGTAACATCTACTTCAGCGTCTCCTGTCATACCTATTGATCCTATAGACATAGACATTTGTATTCCTGTTACATCATATTTAGACTCTTGTTCTGTAGTTCCTAAAGAACTTGTTAACTGAATTCCTGTTAATGAAGCAATAGCATTTCCTGTAGGAGTTTCTTCTCCTATAGAACTTGTTAACTGAGAACCTGTTACTTCAGCAGTAAAACTTGCAGAGGCAGATTCATCTCCTAATGTCATAGTCATTTGACTACCTGTTACTGAAACGTTAGCGTGTCCAACTATGCTTGAACTTCCAACAGAAGTATTTAGAGTATGCTCTGTAACAACTACAGAAATATTTCCGTTAGCTGAAACTGAAAAAGTTCCTAAAGAAGTTTGTAATAAGAAACTTGGTAGAGTTCCAGCACCAGTCGTTGCTTCAATTTGAACGCTTTCTATATTGAAAGTGCTTGGACTTAATGTTGCAAAAGGAGCCTCTCCAAAAGCAGTTAATGTATCTTGCGTAGAAGTTTTATTTGAAATAGCTAATTCAGAACCAGTAACACCCACAATAATATTTATGGTTTCTTCTCCTACAGAAGAAGATAATTCAGAACCAGATACAACGACTAATACCGAAGATCCTCCAACAGCTCCTGCATTTGTGACTGTAGCTTGAGAACCTGTTACACTAGTAGTAACATCTATTACATTAGATTCTTCACCAATTGAAGAAGTAATACTAATACCTTGTGCATAAGCAATTACATCAGAACTATCTGATGCAAAAGGTGCTTCCGAAAATGAAGTAATAGCAAAAGCCACTCTTAGGCTCCTGTTTTAAGTTCTTCTATTTCTTTTTTTAGTTCCTTAATGGATTCGATTAACAAAGCAACAATTCTATCATATTTAACAGCTTTAATACCATCTTCTCTTGTTGCAACCACTTGAGGTAAAACTTTTTCTATTTCTTGTGCAATAACACCTACGTCATTTTTTCTAACAAAATATTTGTCTTCACCACCATGTTGTTTAATGTAGTCTTCTGTCCAATCAAAGGTCACACCATTAATTTGACTAATTTTTTCTAAAGGGTTTTCTATGTTTTTAATATTTTCTTTTAAAGATTTATCAGAAGAATAAAAAGCAGTAACATCGTTAGTTGCTCTAATCTCTCCAGTAGTTCCTGAAGCAGCTGTGCCTACACCAAAAGAATCGAATTGTACATCATTACCTGTATCTAATGATAATGAGGCTCTTGCTGTTGCGCCAGTTTCTAAAACAAAATTAGATCCATCACCAACAATAAAACCACCATTAGTAACAGCCAAACCTGCAACATCTTGTAATTGAGCATCTAGTCTTGCATTAGCTACAGTTCCACTACCTAAGTTTGAGGCATTTAAATCTGTAAGAGCACTACCATTTAATGCAGGCAGTGTTGCGGGAAATCTAGCGTCTGGAACAGTTCCTGAACCAAGGTTAGTTGCATTCAATGCTGTTAATGCAGATCCGTTAGCTGCGGGTAATGTAGAGGGAAACCTTGCGTCTGGCACAGTTCCCGAACTTAAATTAGAAGCATTTAAAGCAGATCCATCAATAAAATTACTATCATTATTAAAACCTGAAATAGCAATATTACCTTTAGTTAATTTCTTTTGAGCATTAGCAGCATCTACAACTGCAAAAAAATCTCCGTCAGCATCTGACGTTGATGTTGCTAGTTCTGATAAATCTACATCTACTTGATCTGCTTGAACGTCAATTAAATTTCCTGCGGCAACATTTAAAGTTACATCACCTGATGTTCCACCACCAGTTAAACCAGTTCCTGCTACAACAGAAGTTATATCTCCAACTGTTGGGGTTGCAAAAGTAACTGCACCTGATCCATCAGTTGTTAAAACTTGGTTTGCAGAACCGTCCGATGTAGGTATCGTGTAAGCTGAAAGAGCAAAATTAGATCCATCACCTTGAATAATTTTACCTGCGGTTGTTGCTAGTCCAGCAACGTCTTGTAGTTGAGCATCAAGTCTTGCGTTTGCAACAGTTCCACTAGCAAGGTTACTTGCGTTTAATGCTGTTAAAGCTGAACCGTTTGCTGCAGGAAGTGTTGCAGGAAATCTCGCATCAGGTACTGTACCAGAAGCTAAATTACTTGCATTCAATGCTGTTAAAGCAGAACCATTAAGTGCTGGAAGTGTTGCGGGAAATCTTGCATCAGGCACTGTACCTGAAGTTAACTGTGTTGCGTTTAAAGCTGTTAAGTTACTTCCATTGTTTGCAACAATATTTCCACTAGCATCAAGGATAACGGCTTTGGAAGCAGGTAAAGTACAAAAAACATTTTTTGTTCCTGCGCTAAAGTTAACTGCAGAATCACTGTTAGATGATGAGATAACTGTAGTTCTAGCTAAAGTATCTGGAGTTGCATCGGTTACAGTTCCAAGACCAACTTCGAATTCACCATTTTCATTAGCGATAGCATAATAAGTAGTATTAGAATTACCTATACCTGCAACAAATGTTTCAAAACCTGAAACTGCTCCTGCAAGATTTAAGGTTCCTGTACCAGTTGTGGTCGAAGTTTCTTTTACTCTATCGTTTACTACCAAAGCCATGTTTACTCCTTAAAATTACGCTATTCTTAAAATTGCAGCGGCCGTAGTGAATGCAGGGAACTGAATTGTAAATGTTCCAGATGTTGCAGTCTTATCTCCACCAAAATCTAATACACAAACTGCATCAGTAGTGTTTGATCCACCGTTAGTTGTAGTGTTATAAATCAAAGCTCCTCTTGCAGTTAATGTTACACCTGTAAAAGATAAATCTGCAAAATCAGTAATCGCTACTGATGATGAAACTTTTACACCTTGGTTAACTAGTGATCCTCCACCTGCAGTATATCCTGAAGATGTTACTTCAGTATTTGATCCACCGCCTGGATTAGTTGAATAATTTTCGGTTGATTTACCTAATGTTGCCGAACTTGTGTACATTGCTAATTTGTATGTATCACCACCATCTCCTGAAGTATCAAAATCGTGAAATCCTCGAAGTAGTTCTTTTTTAAATGTACTGCAAATTGCGTTTGTTGTTATTGCCATAATATTTTTCTCCTTTATTAATTTTTGTTTGGAGAAGGTGATGGTATTACTACTCTTGGCACTCCATCATCATACTCCGCTCGTCTTCTTCTGCCCATTTGTTGTAGAGCAAAATTTTGTACCTCTTCATTATACTTCGTTTGGTATAGATTGTATAGACTGTCGGGTCCTTTTAAGAACCTAAAAGCCTCTGTGAGGACACCGTGTAAAAGCATAGACTCTTGATGTTGAGAAATATAAGTATTGTTAGAACTAGTAAAATTAGGTGGATCTTTAATATAATTTATTTGAACAGTAAGAGCACTACTAGGGGTAGGTGCTACTAGAATAATATTTCCTGTTTGAACATTATCCTCCCAATTTGCATAGTATTTTGGTGTATCTGTTGTTGCATCATTGGGTGCAAATTCTGATATAAAACTAGTATCTCTTTTTTCTAAAAATGTTCTGTTGTTAGATCCATCAATTACTTGCACCGATCGTATTATCAAAGCATCAGAAGGTAGTGAAACGTATCTATTCCCACTTGTAAAATTTGAAGTTGCATATTTTCTTAAATCATCATAATCAACTTTACCTGCAATATCTAATTCAACATTTCTAATAAATTGACCAATTATAGTATCACTCAATACATTTGAATCTACTTCTGTGTAGTTTCGAACTTGTGTTAAAAAATCTGAATATGATATAGCCATTATGTAATACCCACTGTTATATTGCCTATAGTTGAAATTAATTGTCTTCTTCTATTTTGTAATGATGGATCTTCTGGAAACATACTTGATATAGAAGTAGTAATTCCATTTGATGTAACTTGAGTTGACTGTGTTCCAAAAGCAAAGTCTCCTGGTAAAGTTAAATTAGCAGTCATCATACCTTGACCTCCTGTTGATGCTATTTCACCATTTACTAAAGTTGGTTTTTGAAAATCTTGTGACCTTGTATTTTGTAAAGCTACAGGATCAGCTTTATGATAAGGTGGATCTAGTTGAGGATGTTTAGGTTCATACTCTGATATATGAACTAATGCACCTGTCCACTCCTTAAC